AGTCATTTAGAAAATCTAACATCAACATATATCATTAAGCTTTATATCTGAAAGAGGACAAGTCCTATTATACATTCAGTTCGGTGTATTGTCAATAGGTAAATAAGGATTTCTTGTGTTATGTTAAAAGTAAGCATCTATAGATATAATCCTGAGAAAGATGAATCTCCTTATATGCAGGATTATGATTTTGACCCTCAAGGAAAAGACCTTATGGTTCTTGATGTATTGGGTATGTTAAAATCTAAAGACTCCACTATCTCTTATCGTAGATCCTGTCGTGAAGGCGTATGTGGTTCTGATGGTATGAATATAAACGGAAAGAATGGACTAGGATGTATAACTCCTATTTCTGAATGTGTAAAAGGTAACAAGTTAATTATTCGTCCATTGCCAGGCCTACCTGTAATTCGTGACCTTGTTATAGATATGACTCAGTTTTATACTCAATACAAAAAAATCCAACCCTATCTTGTTAATGATGAACCTCCACCTGAAAGGGAAAGATTACAATCACCTGAAGATCGAGCAAAGTTAGATGGACTTTACGAGTGTATACTGTGTGCTTGTTGTTCAACTAGTTGTCCTTCATTTTGGTGGAATCCAGATAAGTTCATTGGCCCTGCTGGTTTATTACAGGCATATCGTTTCCTAGCAGACACAAGAGATAATGATACTGAAAAAAGATTGTCCAATCTCAAAGATCCTTTTAGTGTTTTCCGTTGTCATGGAATACAAAACTGTGTTGCAGTTTGTCCTAAAGGATTAAATCCAACTAGAGCGATTGGACATATTCGTAACATGTTACTAAGAAGCAGTACTTAGCTAAATTAATTTAATTAAAAACAATAATTTACTTGACATTACAACTATTTTCGTGTAGAATGGTTACTAATAATATGAAAAGGAATTTACTATGGCAACAAAGAAAGTAAAGGGTGCTCATTACGTTGACAACAAAGTCTTTCATCAATCGATGATTGATTGGAAAGAAGAATGTCGTGAAGCAGAAGAAATGGGTGAACCCAAACCCAGAGTAACAGAATACATAGGCGAGTGCTTTCTAAAGATTGCAAATGGCTTATCGTATAGACCTAATTTTATTAACTATACATATCGTCAAGAAATGATTTCAGATGGTATAGAAAATTGTCTGCAATATATTCATAACTTTAATCCAGAGAAATCTAAAAATCCTTTTTCTTATTTTACTCAAATTATTTACTATGCATTTCTTCGTAGGATTCAAAAAGAGAAAAAGCAAACTCATGTAAAACATATGTTGATTCAATCACAAGAGTTTATACAGAGTGTTAATAATGAAGGTGACGATACAATATATCCTATTGAGGGTGGGTTTGACCCACACATAATGGTGCCTGACGAAGCTGTGTATAAACCCAAAAAGAAAGACGCTGTAGAAAAATTACCTAAAGGATTAGAAAACTTTATGGAGAATGATAAGTGCGAGTAGCAATTATAACCGATACTCATTTTGGTGCAAGAAATGATAATCAAAATTTTAGTGAATACTTTTTTAAATTTTATGAAGAACATTTTTTTCCATATCTAAAAGAAAATAATATTACACACTGCCTTCACTTAGGCGACATTATGGATAGACGCAAGTTTGTTTCATATAGAACTGCAAAGAATTTCAGAGAAAGGTTTATCAAACCATTTTCAGACTTAGGTATTCAACTTCATATTCTTGTTGGAAACCACGATACCTATTTTAAAAATACTAATGAAGTAAACTCAATAACAGAACTGATTGGCACAAGATATGATAATGTGCATATCTATCCAGAAGCAAAAGAAATTGAACTTGATGGATTACCTGTTATGTTAGTGCCATGGATTAATGCGTCTAATCACGCTAAAACTATGTCTGCTATGGATAAATCAAAAGCAGACATTTTAATGGGCCACCTTGAAGTTCAAGGTTTTGAAATGATTAAAGGAGTACATTGCGAAAATGGATATGCTAAGGATTTGTTTAGAAAGTTTGATACAGTTTTTAGTGGTCATTTCCACATTAAATCTGATGATGGTCATATTTATTATCTCGGTAATCCATATGAGATTTATTGGAATGATTGCGGAGATAAAAAAGGATTTCATATCTTTGATACTGAAACACGGCAACTAGATCGTATCGTAAATCCTCTAACAATATATAAGAAAATATATTATGATGATACCACTACTAATTACAAAGACCACGATATTACTCAATACAAAGACAACTATGTTAAAGTTATTGTTGTTAACAAAAAAGATTTGTATCAGTTTGACCAATTTGTTGATAAGTTGCTTCGAGCAGATTGCTATGAAGTCAAAGTCATAGAGGACTTTTCAGACTTAGATGCAAATACAGTATCCGATGATATTGTTGCAAACACACAAGATACAATGACAATTCTAAATCTGTATATTGATGATATAGAAACCTCTTTAGATAAGGGAAGACTCAAAAATCTACAAAGACAACTCTACATGGAAGCCCAAGACCTACAAATATGATTAATCCAATAAACATGAGTGGCATTAAACTTGAAGAAAACTTAGAACTTTTTTTGAAAAGTAATGACTTTCCATATAGAAAACAAAAATCTGGAGCTCCAGAGATTGATTTTATTATACCAATTAAAGAAAATAAAATCATATATGCAGATTGTACAAATCAAAATACTGGTGGTAGTGTTGAAGAAAAAATTCCTCACAAAGTATGGAAATATTGGAAAAAGTATAACTATAAAGAGGTTTATATCATAAGAGGTGATTATACCATTAGTAAAACAGTAATCAAACATTTGAAAGATGAGGAAAAGACTCGTGGATACAAAACACATATATTAACTTTAGAAGAATTTTGTAATTTTTTACAAGGTAAACAAACTATAGGTTTATTGGAGTTTACATGAAATATGAATTTGAAATCAAAGAAATCACAAAAGGATATGCAACAGAATTTATACAATCTTTGCATTACTCCAAGACTATGCCTAGACTAACAAAACATTTTCTTGGTTGTTATCTTGAAAATGAACTTGTTGGTGTTTTAACATTGGGATGGGGAACACAACCAAAAGCAACAATAGCAAAATTGTTTGAGGGTTTGGATACAAAAGATTATTATGAAATAGGTAAAATGTGTATGAAAGAAGAAATGCCAAAAAACTCTGAATCACAAATGATTTCTGCTGTGGTAAAGTGGATGAAAGTAAATACCCCAGAAAGACAGTTTCTTTATACATGGGCAGATGGTATAATGGGAAAGCCAGGATATGTATATCAAGCTGCAAACTTTTTATATGGTGGATTTATTTGGACACAGATTTATATTAGTGAAAAGAATGAAAAAATACACCCAAGATCTGCTAAAAGATTATGTGAAGAAAATGTACAATTCAAACTTAAAAGAGAACCAGATTTTTTTGCGAATAAAAAAGGTGAAAAAATATATTGGCTAACTCAAGATTTTCTTGACTATAAGAACATACTTAAAGTACATGGAAAACAATTTCGTTATATACTTCCTCTGAATAAAAAATCTAGAAAACTTCTAAAAAAATCAAAAGTAAATTGGAATTTAAACTATCCAAAAGATAATGATTTAATTTGGAAAAAGTCTACAAAAGAAGGTAAAAAACAATTGAAAGAACTTCCTTATATTGATAGTAATATGACAGAATATAACACAAAAAATGTTAATTCTCATTTGGGTTCTTTGGAGGCTTTTCTTTGATCAATTTTAAGTATGTGAGATTTAAGAATTTCTTAAGCACTGGCAATCAATTTACAGAAATACAATTAGATAGAAACCCAACAACACTTATCATTGGTGAAAATGGTGCAGGAAAATCTACTGTCCTTGATGCATTATGTTTTGGATTATTTGGTAAACCATTTCGTTCTATTAGTAAAAATCAATTGGTAAACTCTATCAACAATTCAGCTGCAATTGTAGAAGTTGAGTTTTCTATTGGTTCAATAAAATATAAAGTTATTCGTGGTATTAAACCAAATAAATTTGAGATTTACAAGAATGGTAAAATGATTAACCAAGAAGCAAATGCTCGTGATTACCAGAAGATTTTAGAACAACAGATTCTAAAACTAAACTATGGTTCTTTCACACAGGTAGTTATTCTCGGTAGTTCAACATTTATACCATTTATGCAATTAAAGGCTAGACATCGTAGAGAAGTTGTTGAGGAAATACTTGACATACAAATCTTCTCCACAATGAATATGATTCTAAAACAAAAACTAAAAACTGTGTTTGATGATATTCGTGATATTGAATATCAATTTAACTTAGAAACAGAAAAGGTCAGTTTACAAGAAAATCTTATATCTGATTTACAAGACAATAAAGATAAGATTATCAAACAAAAACAAGATTTGATTAACAACAATGAAGAAGAAATATTTAAGAGAAATAAAGAAAAAACTGATTTGCAACTTTTAGATGAAAAATTATTAAAAACAATATCAGATAAGGCTTCTGCTGAAACTAAACTTTCTAAACTAAAAGAAATAAAAGCTACACTAAATGAGAAACACAAATCACATTCGGAAATGATTGAGTTCTTTGAAACTAATGAAGACTGCCCTACCTGTCAACAACATATTGATGAAGTTTTTAAAGAAGGTATTGTCACATCTAAAAGGTCTGATATTGAAGAACTACAATTTGGTATGGGTAAATTAAAAGAAGAATTAACCAAAGCTTCTAATAGAACAAATGAGATTAAAAACATTACTAGTGATATTAGAAGTAACTCTGTTAAACTTGCAACAATACAACAATCTATTGTAGAACTAGAAAAGTTTAATGCTAAACTTCAAACAGAGATTGAACACTTTGTCAAAGATGGTGTTGGTCAATCAGACCTCGATAAACTTGAAGAATTAAATAAAAATGTAAAAGTGATTGGTAATCGCAGGACTGAACTAAAAGAAGATAAAACTTATTTTGAAGCATCAAAAAGTATGTTGATGGATACTGGCATTAAGACTAAAATCATTAAACAATATCTGCCAGTTATGAATAAGTTAATTAACAAGTATCTAACATCAATGGAATTTTATGTTAACTTTACACTAGATGAAAACTTTGAAGAAACAATAAAGTCAAGACATCGTGATGAGTTTTCTTATGCATCATTTAGTGAAGGTGAGAAAATGAGAATTGACCTTGCACTACTCTTTACTTGGAGAGCTATTGCAAAGATGAAAAATTCAACGAATACAAATTTACTTATCTTAGATGAGATATTCGATAGTTCACTTGATGGAACAGGAACAGATGAGTTTCTAAAAATATTGGGAACTCTGAATGATGAAAATGTATTTGTAATATCACACAAACAAGATGCACTTGCTGATAAATTTAGAAGCACAATTAAATTTATTAAAGAGAAAAATTTTAGCCATATAAAGGAATAAATAATGTTACTGATTAACGGAGATTGCATTAAAGAAATGCAGAAACTAATTGATGATGGTGTACAAGTGGATTCAGTTGTTACCGACCCACCATACGAACTTGGATTCATGGGTAAGAGTTGGGATTCAACAGGTATTGCGTTCAATCCAAAAACTTGGGAACTTGCATTGAAACTTCTGAAGCCAGGCGGCTATCTACTTGGATTTTCTGCTTCTCGTAATTATCACAGAATGGCAATTGCAATCGAAGATGCTGGATTTGAGATTCGTGACCAGATGATGTGGTTATATGGTTCTGGATTTCCAAAGAGTTTGAATATAGGAAAAGGTGTTGATAAAAAATTGGGTAATGAAAGAGAGGATTTAGGTAATTATAAAACACCAGATGGTAATCAAGAATTATCAACTTATAATAATTGGAAAGATGGTGAAGAACAAGAAAGAAGAACACCAAGAATTACGAGAGGAAATACAGAATACGAGGGTTGGGGAACTGCACTCAAACCAGCACACGAACCTATTGTGATGGTAAGAAAACCTTTATCAGAAAGTTCTATTGTAGATAACGTATTGAAACATGGCACTGGTGCAATTAACATTGATGGTTGTAGGATAGAGGGTGATAATAATACAGAAAGAAAAACTGCTAATCGTAAATCTAGAAGTGAAGATGGAGTCTGGACAGATAATAATTCTGGTATGAAACAAGAAGATAATCATTTTGCAGATGCAGACCCCAGAGGTAGATTTCCAGCAAATTTGATGCATGATGGTTTAGAAACAGAGTGGGCAAGATTTTTCTATTGTCCAAAAGTATCAAAGACTGAGAGAAATCAAGGGTTAGATGATTTTGAAACTAAAAAGATGGGTATGTCTGGTGGAGCTCAAAGTAAAGGTGAGGGTTACGATAAAGGACAAGGTATCGGTCTAAACAGAGTTATTGAAAGAAAAAATACACACCCAACAGTTAAACCTGTTGAGTTGATGAAATACCTATGCCGACTTGTAACACCAAAAGGTGGTACAGTTCTTGACCCATTTATGGGAAGTGGTTCTACAGGAATGGCTGCAAAAGACGAGGGGTTTGATTTTATAGGTATTGAAAAAGACGAAGAATACTTTAAGATTTGCGAATCACGAATAAAAACAACTTCACCACTTATGGATTTCATGTAAAATCGTGATAGTAATCACAAATTTATTTTAAAATAAATCTCAAAAGCCCTTGACTTTGCTTTGTATATCATGTATAATGGTAACATAGAATAAAAAAAGAGAGAAAAGTTATGAGAGACTTATCCACCATTGCAAAACTACTTGCTGAAGAAGATATTTTTGTACAAAACAAAAATCAATCTACAGCATCTTTTGATGTTAAAAATCGTGTACTTTCACTTCCTATTTGGAAGGAAATGTCTAAACCAATTCAAGAGTTAATGACTATCCACGAAGTGGGTCATGCCCTCGAAACACCACTAGAACAATTAGAACAAGCTGAAAAAGACAATATAGAGTTTTCAGTATTAAATGTTTTAGAAGATGTTCGTATTGAAAAATCTGTTCAAAAGAAATATCCCGGCTCTGTTCGTATTTTCAAAAAAGGTTATCAAGAACTGATTTCCATGAATTTCTTTGGAACTAAAGAACTTAATATTTCTGAACTTAATCTTATTGATAGAATCAATCTGCATTATAAACATCATTCAGATATTCCTTTTTCTGTTGATGAAAATGTTTGGGTACAAAAAGCAAACCAAACTGTAACTCCTGATGATGTTTTAAAACTTGCAAAAGAAATCATTGATTTTGTTGGAAACAACCCAGAAAGTCAGTCTAAATCACCCTCTCAAGACGATACAGAGGGTGCTAAAGACATGGTAGAGGACGACACCAACCTACAAGATGCGGAAAATCAAAATGATGATTCTGGTGCATCAAACAGTCCTTCAGCAGAAAATGAAACAAAAACTCTTGATAACAATCAGAAAGATTCTAATTCTGATTCAACAAAATCAGATGATACTGATGATGTTAAATCAGAGGAAAAACAAACAGTTGCTCAAAATCAAGCTAAAGGTAGTGACAATTCTGATACTAAAGAAATAATTTCTGTTACAGATATTGCGTCAAGAGGCTCAGTTAAAAACTTATTGTCTAATGCTACTAATGATATTACTTATGCTTCTATTCCTAAGTTGATAATGAAAAATGTGATTGTTCCTAACAAAGAAATATTAGAAATTTTCAATGAACATTATACTCAACAAATGGAGAAGCGTGATACAAAGTATTATGATTCTACACGATGTGAACTTGAAAAACTTAAAAAGGAAAGTAAAAAAACTGTTGCATATATGGTCAAAGAATTTGAAATGAAAAAGTCAGCTGATCTTTATTCGCGTTCATCTACTTCAAAAACAGGTTCACTTGATATGGGTAAGTTACACACTTACAAATATAATGATGATCTGTTTGCAAAGATTACTACTTTGCCTGGCGAAACTAATCATGGTTTAGTTCTATTCCTAGATTGGTCTGGTTCAATGGCAAGTAATCTTATTGGTACTTTAAATCAGTTATTCAATATTATTTGGTTTTGCAATCGCACACAAATTCCTTTTGAAGTTTTTGCTTTCAGTAACAATTCATTACTTCAAAATAATGAACGCCCAAACCAAAAATTTAAATCTGAAGATTTATCTATATCAGAGTTAAAATTGCTTCAATTCTTTTCAAATAAAATGTCTTTATCTGAGCAGAATACTATGATGCACAATCTTTATATGATGGCTTTTCGTTGGAATTGGATGCCAACTCAAAATGATCGTAGCATACAAAGATATGAGTGTCCAATGAAAATGGAATTAAACAGTACTCCATTAAATGATACAATAATTGCAGCAATGGATTTAGTTCCTGCATTTCAAAAAAAGTCTGGTGTTCAGAAAACCCATATTATTTTTTTGACTGATGGTGCAAGTAATGAGATAAGGAGCAAATTTACTATCAAAACAGATACAACTGGCGAAGATTTTGAAACTGTAGATAGAAATTTTTGTCCGTACTATAGTAGCTACAGAAGTTCCGTCAATGCTAATCAAAATGTTTATTTTGACCCCATAACCAACACAAAAGTAAATTCTAAAGATGTCGAGGGCCGGAGCGTCCAAACTAAATGTCTTCTAAAACTTCTCAAAAAAAGATGTCCAGAAGCAAGTATTGTAAATTTCTTTGTTGCTGGAGAAGGACGCAATGGTTCAGTAAGAACAAAAATTTTCCAAGATATCATTGGATATGAATGGGAGCACGAAGATTTAATAAAAGAATATAGAAAATCTTTAAGAAAAGATAATTTTGCTATGATCGCCGGCGGTCAAGGGTTCGATACTATTTACATTTTGCCCGGCATGAATGACCTAGATATGGACTCAGAGCTTGAAGTTGAAGTAGGTGCTTCTAAATCAGAACTTAAAAAAGCATTTAAACAAATGTCCAATAAGAAAATGATGAATCGACCATTGCTAAATAATTTCATAAAAATGGTCGCTTAGCCCTTGACTTTATGGTTTAGTTGTGTTATTATAGCTAGGTAAGATTGAGATTAAGATTTTAAATTAACGAGAGAGA